GCTAAAAGCTAGCACATATTATGCTAAACAAAAATCAAAATAAAAGCTTGCAATAATTTAATTAAATTAAACTATTGCAAGCTGGCAAACTAATTAAGATTTTGTTAATGTAAATCTATAATTACCAATAACTGTTTTACCCTCGTTAGCTATAATATCCGCCTGTGTTGTTGTAATTACTACAGCTATGTTTCCATCACCTGTTGTACATATAATATCAGTTATATCAGCGTCATTAATTGTATAACGAGTAGTCCATACAGTAGCATTAGGACGTATAATTGCCATACTACCATTTTTTGTTACTGTAAAAGTATCATTATCTGTTAAAAATGGTGACGCGAAAGTATAAACAATCTGTGCGCTGTTAGAGTCACCAACAATTTGGCAAGTAGCCCACCCATAAAAGCTCTTAGACTCACCACTGACAAATGTTGGAAATAATGTGCTATCAGTAAACGTACTGCCATTATCATCAGATCGTCTTAGTTTTAATAGATTATTTGTTGCATCAAATAATATTGCTCTAACTTTACCGCTATCAGCTCTTGATTCTAGCACAATATAATTAGCTGAATCGCTAAATGCAAAAGCTGAGTTGTCGTTCATTCCAACTTTTTTGAGTCTTGTATCAACGCTAGCTTGCCTTAAATATACTTCGCTAGTTGTTACATCATCCCATTTATTAATATCAAACTGCTCCGGACTAGTCACCGCCACAATACATTTATACAGCTTACCATCCTGTGTTACCAAATCATCAATAGCATAAGTAATAGTGCTATCATACGCTGGCGCAAGGTTTGTAATACTATTACCAGCAGCCGCTTCTTGTGCTGCCTGTGCTGCTGTTTGCGCAGCTCCAGCGGCTGTCTGTGCTGCCTGTGCGTTAGTATTGGCTGTCTGTGCTTCCGCGAGCGCGTTATCTGCTGTTGTGCTTGCAGTCTGTGCAGCGCTTAAAGCATCCGCTGCTGTTGCGCTTGCAGCTCCAGCCGTCGCGCTAGCTCCATTAGCTGTTGTCACTGCTTCACCGGCTGCAACGTTAGCGTTGTAAATCTCGCTATCAATCTTTTGGTAGGCATTGTTTTGGTCGACTAGATAGGTTGGTTTGTCGCTGCCAATCCACTGCGGCAAGCCATAATGAGTTGTTTCATTTGTAAAAGCCATTTGTTAAACCTCCTTATAGATTAATCTATATATAGTTGTTTAAGCACTTCTCTACTCACTGCTCCAATTATCGGAACACTCTAAATTTATCCGATAATCTAAAATATTTAAATAAGTTCTCATGCTGCATAATTGTGCTTTTAGTATATAAATAGGTGTAGTCGGTGTAAAATCGAGTACACCTCTATCATATTTGCTTATTATGTTAGCTAACTTATTATGTCTATCTAGCAGCTCTAAATACTCACCTTGTAACCTGTCTTTATAATCATCAGATTGTATTAATTTGATAATATTATTATCCAATATATCCACCCTCACTATCATATGTATATGCTGTCAATTCCAAATCATCCAGCGCCTGTGCTGTATATTCTGCATCATCTCGCTGCTGGCAAGTTTGATAATAAATCCAGTTAAGTCCCCAATCGAGATAATAAGCGTTGTAGTCTCTATCATCCAGCTCCTGTGCTGTCAAATCTCTAATATCACGCTGGTAACAGTTAAGTGTTGGTATATGGTAGCCTAAAAGCTTATAAATAACGTCTCTGATATAAACAAAGTCACCGTACCATGGATTTCTTATGACATTTTTGTCACGCTCAAATCTCTTTAATAGCTCGCGACTGTTAGTATCTAGCTCCAGCGCTGTTAGCTTTTTATTATCCAGCTGCTCCGCGGTCCATCCTATCTCGTCAAACTCTAGCGCAGTAATTGCATAAAAACGATATGTCTCGTAAATCTCGTTTAAAGCTTCTTGCACTGTTACTATCTGCCCTGTCACTGGACTATAGACATAAAGCTCATAAAGTTTAGGGAAGTCACGTTTAAACTCTTCTATCAGACCATCAGCATATGTTTTAGCAAGTGACAGAGTCCTATCATCACCATCACTAATTAATACTTTTAAATTGGCTATATCAGCTATTACGTGACCATAAGCAGATACAAGGTTGTCTATTCTATCATCTACTCTTTTTACCTCAGAGGTAAATTTGTTATCTATGCTAATAGCATAGCTTTTTACATTATTTATAGAAGTAACATTATCACGTATCTGCTGCTGGAGTCTCTCTTCCGTCTGTCTTGTAGCATTTTCAAAAGTTTTTAAAGCATTATCGAGTGTTACTAAATCACGCTCCAGCTTGTCAGTATCAACTTCCAGCTGCGTAATTCTCTCTCCATAATCTTCAAATTGTGCAAGCTCTTCTTTAAATTCTTTAATTTGCTTTAAAATCCAATCTAAATTTAAATCGTGAGTATCTGTATAAGGAAATAAATGTTGTGAGACAGGTAACATGTTTGTGTACCTCCTATAATTTGATTATAAACGATTTATCATACATAAACAATAAATAGTTTATAATTTGTCAAGTTATCATATCAAAAGTTAGTATATCAAAATGCAAAATCTCTTTTTAAACTCGTTTATTATATAATCGTCAATATTAAATTTAGCTAGCGCTTGCTCTTCTCGTATCATCTGCTGTGTTGTCGTTACTCCCTGATTACCACGCTTATAAAACTCACGCTTGTTATTATTGTCTATCGTACCTGTATCTGTACTAGTATAATTGTCTGTGCCTGTATCAGTTGATTGATAATTGTCTGTACCTGATGTGTTACTAGATAAATTACGTGTCTCCAGCTCATTTTTGCCATATCTAGTTGTTGTAGTCTCGCGCCTTGTGGCACTTCCTGAGTTAAACGCGTTTACATCTACCTCTTGTATATCACTATCGCTAAATTTAGTATTTACAGTGCCTGTATCTGTAGTTGTTAAATTTTTAGTGTTGTTATTAGTTCCGGCTAAATCTCTAGTTTCATTGTTTGTGCCTTGCAAATTACGTGTCTCTTTATTATCTACCCGCTCGCTGTCGTGTACATCTACATTCCAAATTGGGTTATAATCATAGTGCTGTGTATCAAGTAACCAATTCCACGTTGATAATTCCATTTCAGACCAGCTCTTTAAAGCCGTTTTGAAAAAATCAGTATCAGGATATATACATCCAAACTCAGCACACTCTAATAGCAGATTGTTTAAAAACATATTGCGCGGGATTCTCTCCGGCAGCTGGAAGTCATCAAAAATAGTATTATCGTAGTTATACATGCCTAGTATTGATAATCTAGCTTTCATTTGCTGCCACCTCCTTTTCAGTTCCTGATGGATTTTCTATTGGGTTTACTCGCCAATTAACGCTAATATCAATACCAAACATGCGCTTGCAATCATCACAAGACTTTTGCAGCTCTTCCAGCCACATTTCTACTTTACTTCCTGTAGCTACATTATTAGCGTTTACTTCATCTACTATGAGTCTTTCTTTTTTCTCTGTGTTTGCGTTTGGAAGTCCAATCTCAGTCCTAAATAGATTTACCCATTTTTGCAAATCTATTAAAAGGCTATCTGCAATATATGTATTTTTAATATCATTTTGGAATAATTGCCAATTAGGACTACCATCATCCCTAAACATATTTTTATCTAAAAATGATGCTGGCTCTCCAGCGATAATTTTGTCATACATTTCTTTTAAAGTGTCACTACTAGACTTATTAGCACAACCAAAAACAAAAGCTACTCTAGTATTAAGTAGGTTTATTCCAGCTGCCTGTGCTGTTAGTGACATCATATCAGCGTAAAAATTTACAATATCGAGTATGCCACCATAATCAGGCATAAGTCTAAATAATATACACTGTTTACCTATACGTGGCATTAGAGTAGCTCTAATTAATGGGTTGGCTATAACGCAATGTGTTGGCTGCATACATACATCATAACCCGTCAAACTACACACTTGTGGAATAACACCAAACTTATCTGTCTCTATAACAGTTTCAAAACCATTTACATAAATACCATATTTAAAATAGTTGGTGTAATTTCTCCATATATCAGGCAATCCCCACTCAAAAACACTAATAGCATCTTGCAACAAATATCTAGCAAAAAATCTGTGCAGTGCTGTGCCGCGTACGTGACTTGTGCTAGGTTGTATAACACTATTTCCTACATTACTATATTGATAAAAAATAGGCATGTTATCGCTCAAAATATCACCTCCTTATGTTATCAAAAGTTAGTCGCTGCGCTCCTATGCCTTTTGATAATTTATTCCAAATATATACCTGTATTTAAGTAGCTTTCTATCATGCTGCGTTCATCTGCAAGCATAGCTCCTGCTACATGCGCATTTTCTGTTTGTATAAATCCGCTAAAACCCTCTAATGTATTCTCCGCAAAATAAGGCAATCCTAGACTATGACTAATACTAGTAGGATTTATCGCTGTTGGATGATAAACTGTTGTTAGTACCGGTCTATCATAATACTCAGCACAACCAACATAACTACCAGCACAGCTAGGTGTTTTTGTTAGCATACTTGCTGCACTGTTAACTATACCACCCATCATCGCAGCACCGGATGCTATAGGATTCTCGATTGCGGCACCAGCGCCAATAGCACCGCTAACAAGACTTGTTATGCCACCTATTAAATTATTTTGATATGCTGATGTCATAACCCTTGCTGCACAATTACCCTGATAGCTAGCAAAAGGTGTTAGAGCTTCTCCAGCATCATGTAAAATCCTATATGTCATATTTCCGGACATTATATCTATTTCTACTCCGATTGTTAAATAATCATCATTTAAGCAATCAGCAGCAGATATTGGCACACATCCAATAAAAGGTAAATACAAATTAAATGTGTGATAAAGTCTCCTAAAATCGTTTGTTTGCCATGGTATTTCAACACGCCAATCATAACTCTTTTTCTTATCTCGCAAATTGTGACCTGTACAATTTGTATCAAAATTACCTAAATATATAGTAGTGCTGCTACTTTCTACAGGCTCAAAGGGTAGTGAGTGACAAGTAACAAGACAGTTTGCAGCACTACCAGCTTGTGCAAGCAAGTCTTGCCAAATAGTTGTACCAGCTTGGTATAAATTCATTGTCAAAACTTGCAAAGTAGCATTAGTTACACGTACAACACCATTACACCCGCCTACATTACTTCCACCATCTTGTGAGATGTAATTTAAAATGTAATGTGTTGTATATAAATCAAAATCAAAGAGCGTTGCAGCTGGATTTGTGGTAAACACTCTTGTCTGTGATATTTGCTGTATACGATTGTCAACTATCCATTTATTAAACGCTGTCTCTGCATATTTAATAAAGTAAGTGCTAGCTTTTATAGCTGCTACGTGGCTAGCTAATACATCCAGCGTCAAATCAATTTCCCAATAGCCGCTAGTACTCCAGCGATAATCTTTAATAAAATAGTATTTAGCAAATTGTGATATAAAAGCATAATTCCAGCCAAAAGGCGTGTCATAATTTGGTAAATATACTTCTATTGTAGGATTTAAAAAGCTAGTATTATCTTTTAAATTAATAGGAAAGCTAGCTAGCGCGCTACCATCTGCCGGCTTTTTAGTGCTATTTTGTCTTTTATGCAAGTAATAAAAATTACAAATTAAATCAGCCATATAAACTCACTTTCTAAAAGAGCGTGGGCGCTTGTTACACGCTCACGCTCTTTAGGAGGAAATTATAAAATATGGAGTGTAGGAATTAATCTAGTGTTATAACGCAGCAGTTTTCCAAATTGTCATTAAAATATCTATTTGTAAAATGATAATGATAATTTGTGTATCCACCGCTTGCGTTCATAGGTGTTGGAAGCATCCAGCGATTAACTTCAGTCCATCCAGCTGCTTCTTCATCAAAAATTACACCAAAAATATCTTCTACTGTTTTGGTGGATGCTGTCTCAAGAGCGCCGCTTGTATTAGTATAAGTAGCTTCACATGATACATCATAAGGATTATTAATATCTTGCCAAAAATTAACAGCTTCATGGTCTGCAAGCTTTATAAAATTATCATGGTATGCATTAGCAAGTACGCGGCTAGTCATTTGGAAATCTTGCATAGCTGATATATACACTTTCTGTCTTGATAATGGAGTATGATGCATTACAGGTTTACCGCTAACGTTCTGATGATACAAAAGGCTTCTTTCTGTCATCATGCCGGAAATCTGTGCAAGATATGCGCAACCCCATTCCATAAAAGGTTTATAATTATCAGGTGAGTAAACAGTTGTTGGTGTCAAACTCTCGCCTGTATTATTATTGTATGCAGTAATAATATGTATATTACTTTCAGGACGATTAATAAGTGCTGTAGAACAAATAAGATTAGCAAGCGCAGAACGTGTAAGATTTTCTCTTGCTTGCTCCATCCTGTCAGACATGTTTGTCATAACCATAGTAAAAAATTCGCCTAGCTCTGTATCATTTCTAAAAGCATTATCTAATTGATCTTTATATATGGTAACAAAGTCAGAAAAAACGTTTGCACCATAAAAATTTGTTTGCAGCACTTTAGGCTTTTTAACAACATATTGGTCGATTGACTGTCCGTCTACCATGTCAAATCTGTTATCATTTTCCCATTCTGCATCCGATATCTGTAATTTACGTGTAGCATTTCCGAAACGCTCGCGGCTCATTTCAAAACCGCGAAATTTTGCTTCATATGGTCTAATGCTAAAAATTGTCCTTGTCATAACCTGAGATATTGCAGTATTTAGCGGGTCATAACCTGTCTTTAATGCCACCTGTGCCATATTAACAAATTCTGATGTATTAATTGGAGCTGTAAAAGTTTGACCTGTAGCAGCTTTTGTTATCTCAGTTAAGATGCTGCTAATTTGAGTAAATGTCAAATCATTTGCCATTTTTATTTACCTCCATTATATGTAGGATTTATAATTGACGCTAAAGCATTATTTGCTATATCTTCGCTTGTGCCTTGCGGCGCTGGCATGTAGCTAGTTAAAAGGTTACTTGCTTGCAGTGCTTTAGTTAAATTTACAATATTATTATTAAATGTATTTAATGCTTGAGCGTCAAAACCTGTGTTATTCTGTGGTTGCGCAGTTTCGACAACTTTCGGAGTTTGCTGCAAGTTTTCCGGTTGCTGATTAACTTCTGCTGGAGCTTTCGTTGTGCCATTAACTTGTGTCTGTTCATCTGCTTTACCTCCCGCCTCCGCTGCTGGATTGTCACTTGCAACAAGCTGCATTATTTCATCTTTAGAAAATCCCATTTTATTAAGTGTTATTATCTCTTCATAAGTCATATTTTTATATGTCCTCCTATTATCTACTATTTAAAAGAGCTGATATAGTGACAACCAGCATTTAGTTGTTATCAAAAGTTACTCGCTGCGCTCGTATGCCTTTTGATAATTTAGTTGTATATATCAGCTCTAACAATAGTAATTTTCCGCGGTCGCCACCGCTCGTGCACCTCTTCCGGAGGTTGCGTTTGCACAATTACTACAATTTAATATTAGCATATTATCGTTTAAAAATATACAAGTAATTGCTATTATTATCAAAAGTTACTCGCTACGCTCGTATACCTTTTGATAATTTTAGTATTTCTTCCCTTTTAAATATCGCTGGAATGCTGCTTGACAACCATACGTTTCAAAAAATATTTTTCCATCTAAATAAAATGCATCCCATAAATACGGGTATTGTCTTTTAAACATTGTGCAACCTCTATCAGATACGCTAAATGTGTTTGGTGTACCACTTTTATGTGTGCTAACATAATACTCATATCTTGACTTATGTTTATATATGCATATCTCACCAATAGTTACATGTGGTATATACTCAACTAGTGGACGTGATGCGATCAGGCTTGTATCATCATCTATAAATTTATTTTCAAGTGCCATTTTTGCAAAATCAGTTCCAGCAGTGAGTTTATAAAGACTAGTATTTGTTTTTGCTTCTGAGATAGGCGATTTATTAGGTATATACAACCTCAGACACCTATCTTTATTTATATACAACTCTTTACCTGTTCGCTGCATCTTCTCTGCTACAGTTACAAGCTGCAAATAATATAATAAATCATTATCGAGTGAGTTTGAGTTAGCAGCACAAATAACTTTAAGTGCTGGCAAGCCTTGCAGCTCTCTATTTCTCATTATTGTTTCGCACATATTTAAAAATGCAGTAGCTTCATTTTTTATTGGTCGTTCGTCTACCTGTTTGATAAACTCGTCATAAATTATAATATCAACGTCTGATAAGTCTATCGAGCGCAAGTTTGCAAAAGTTGATAATGCAAAAGCATAACCAATTAAATCTCCATACTTAACATATTTTTGTTTATCATCATCATAAACAAAATTAAAAAATCCTGTTATATCATGGTCACTGTCACAACGGATATTTAAATTTAAGTCGCTATTTAACTTTTTAAATGGGTTGCCCTTGTCAGATTTACAAACTTGTAGCTGTGTATCAGTGCGCCTGATATAGCAAAATTTTAATTTTTTGTTTAAGCAGTGCTGCAAGATTCCGTATGTTTTGCCAATAGCTCTAGCACCTATCAAAAATATAAAATTTTCCGGATATGATAGTAAAAGCGGTATATTTATATAACCATTAGCAAGATATATATTATCTTTTTTCATAGTCGTAAAACCTCTAGTAATAGAATAATAAATGCTAAATCTATGTAAGATAAAAGGCTAGCGGGAATTGGCTAGCCTTTTACAGAAAAACGTTTTGTTGGATCGAGACTGTGTTGGGGAATGCTTTGGATTTAATTTAATTATATAACGTATAATATATAACGTCAAATGATTTAAAAGGTAAAGCCTTGCAGCGACTAACTTTTAAATCTATAAATAATTTATCAATCCAAACTATTAGCATAAACAGCTGTGATAAAATCGCGACCGTTTTTGCTTGTACCTCCGGCAACCTTTACAAAATTGACCGGCATACCATCACCAGCAAACAAATCAATAATACGCTCAAACTCTTTTATAAATGTTGCTGAGTTTGTCGCGAAAACCTCTCCTAGAGTTGTTTTGATGCTAAGTATTGTTTCTGTTTTACCCTCTTCTGCATCTGTGCTTTTGTTATCTGTGTAAATTACCCAGCTGTCGATAGAGATTGTCTGTCCTTTAATATTTGACATCTTTTCAATTTCCGGTGACATTGTGAGAAAATATTTCTCTTCCGTGCTTAGCTCTTTTGATGCTCTGACTATTTCCATTGTGTATCCTCCTTTAATATTTGTTTGTGCTCTGTGATGATTTAAAAGGCATAGTCACGCAGTGACTAACTTTTAAATCTATAGTTGTATATTCTTTAGATAGAAACGTGTTATTACTTGTACCAATAACTATTATATCATATTAGTATAGAATTAAAAGTTACTCGCTGCGCTCGTATGCCTTTTAATTCAGTTCATACATATCAGCTTCAATTAATTGCATACTATAGTATTCTATAAGTTGTTCGTAATCATCTTTAATATTCAAAGTATATTCACCATCACTAAAATAAACATTGCTAGTTATATCAATATTATGTCGCTGGATAGTGCTATGTATTGGCGATAATATGTCGTTATAAAGAGCTTCAATACCGGCGGACTTTGTAAATCTTGTACCAGGTTTAAACATATCTATAGCTGTTATACTATTATCTCCTGTATTGATACGCTCTAAAGCTGCTAACTCTTCAAGCTCTTTAACTCCGCCGCTTTTATTAACTCCAGCTATCGTAATATGGAAAGTCTTTTTAAACTCTCCTGTCTTTTTATCTTTATCTAAACTATAATAGCAATACTTTTTAGCTCCTAAATACTTAAACTCTAAATACTCTCCATCATCTTCAAATACACCCATAAAATGAGTTTTTCCGTTTTTATCTGTAGCATAAGCATAGTTTTTTGTGCTGGAATTAACTTTATCTAAATTGTAAGCGGTAAAATCTACATCACCTGTATATTTTAAACTATCAGTATCCCAATATAAAAGCTGACAAAATGGTGTATTATGTATAAGCTTTTGTCCTAAATAAAGTTCGTAACGTGCCCACGCAGTTGTATAACAACCCCACGCATATGTAGAAAATGCGGACCTGTAAGCTTTTTCCAGCTGCTCTTGTGGAGTCTTGCTTTTATCTATGTCAAAACCTCCGCTTTCACGCGATTTATCTGTTGGCATTTGACGTAAAAAAGTCCATAACTGACGTATTACATGCATAGCACTCATGCCATATACTGCATTTAATTTATTTTTTTGCTTAGTATAGAAAACCTCTTGTCCGGATACGTCTTTTAGCTCTGTCTTATCTCTGTAAAGTTTTCTAATCGGCTCTTTGTATTCTTCCGGCAAGTCACCATACCTAGCAAAATATATGTCGTAAACGTCCATATCAAAGTCATATATCTCAGAGATTATTTTAAAATCTATATCCGTCAAGCTAGTTTGCAGATAATCAGCTGATAAGACACGACCATTATCTTCTATAGGATTGTGCAGTTTACGACATTTTGCTTTAGCTATATAAGGGTTCGGAAACGTATCATCTTTTAAGCGGATGTTATACATGTCTATTCTAAATATTACAGCTCTTCCAGCATCTATAAGCTGATATAATTTATCATTATTAGTATCTGCTTTTGCTACATGTATAAATCTTGACATTGGCATTGGTCTATTTAATTGCACGTCAGGATAGCTACTTGACCTATCTTTTGACTTTACATTTTTGATTTTTTGTCCGGTAAACCACCTATTACCATGTGTATCACCGCCGCGAAAACACTCTTCTAAAAGCTCTATTACTGCTAAATCAGGTAAAATTTTGTGTACAATACTATGCATTATAGGCTGCATACTACGCTTTACATCCCTCCTGACGTATCCTGTACTTGTTAATGGTATGCTTGTTAAATTATCTCCGTCTAATTCCATTTCATTTGTTAGAGCCTCATGTAGTCCTAACACGTCATTGATAATATAAGGATATTCACTTTTTTGTATTCTAGTCCATGGAAAACGCTGGATGCTATAGTCAAAATCCTCTCCGGATTGTTTTACATGTTTAGCTTTCATTTTGTTAGTAAAAGTATCTAAATTCATATTGCTATGATAATAGCTACAACGATATTCAAAACGATTAAACATATCACATTTTAAAACATGTCTACTACTCATAGCAAATACTTCGTCAGGTTCAAAAGGGTAAATCCCTTTTAAATATTGGAATTCATAAGATAAGTTATGGTCGTATATGACAAGCCATGTATCATCTTTCATGTTTTTGCCGATAATCTCCAAAAGTTTTAAATACTGCTGCCATGTACGACCTATTATAGTTAAATCGCTGCCTAGCTGGAATTGCCAAACATACATGACATTTTGTTTGAGTTTAGCAATATTAGTTGTTTCTATATCAAAACATGCAAAAATATCAATATAATTGCGTGTTTTTCTCCCTTTATTACCTTGTTTTTTTATCTGTATTCCTTTATGATATAGCTTAGAATTAATTAAGTCCGGTATATCCTCGCTATCAGCGGGATATACCAGGCTAGTGTTATCATAAAGAAATGGTTTAAATGTGCAAAAATCCATTCTTTATTTTTTCCTTTTATTTTTCTTTTTAGCTCGCCTAGATTGCTTCTTTTGTCTATTTTCTGCTATCTTTTTGAGCTGTCCTATCTTCTTAAATTTTCCAGCTTTTGTTTTAGCTTCTTTTTCCAGCACTTCGCGCTGGCTCTGCCATAACTTAAAGTCTCTGATAATATCTTCACCAGCTATACCGTTTTGCTTGTAAGCTTTAAACAGCATAACAGCTTGTTCACTTCCGCGACTTCCGCGCTCTAAGTCGTATTTTTCTCGTAAAGCTTCCATATACATACCAAATTCATCTATATTATCTTCGTTTATGTATGTGTATGCTCCACCTTTTAAACGTAACGTTTCGAGGGTTTTTTCGCGCCGCGACTCATAACCTGACTTTGTTGTGCTATCTTTTAATAAGATATGTTTACTTTCCATTAGTGCTATGTTTAAAAGATTCTTTTTAAAAGGTTGCACATACTCAGGCTTTTGAGCTGTCAAAGCTTTAGCATCTATCTCTGTTAGTGTTGGGAGTCTGTTCTTTAAATAGTCACCTTTTTTATCTGACATAATACCAGCCTTAACAGCTCGCTCAACTCTTGTTAGAGCTACGCGGCGCAGTTCACTATAAGCACGTCTTATATCACGCTCGCTAAAAGTTTCTAACAAGTCACCTGTTAAATCTTTTATAGGCATGTTACCTAGCGCGCGTATCTGAGTCTTTAGCGGTCGCGGCTTTAAATTGCTTTTGCTTTTACTCGATATCCTCCTTGCCATCAGCTTTATCTACCTCCGACAACATTGGTTTAAAGTAATTTGCAAGGATTGCTTCTATTGCTTCCGACCTGTTAAAACCTGTTACCTTGCAAAACTGTTCTAGTTGCATCTTAACAATAGCGTCTATTGTGATAGAAAACTGTGGCTTGCGCACTCTCTTCTGTGTATGTGGTTGTAAATTGTAAATGTTTTCCATGGTAAATCCTCTAATTATAAATCTTCTAACTCTATCATAGCTTCCGTAATAGTTTCAATAACAAGTCTGTCAAAATCTTTTCTAGTATCTTTAGCAAGATTATCAAGCCTTGTATAAGTTGTTATATCTTCCGGATATTTGCTTTCAAAATACAAGCGTATAGCCTTTTTAAGATTCTCGCGAGGTGAGCAAGGTATCATAGCATATTTTAACAAACCATTATCAATAAAAATGTCGACAATGCGGTCTACATCTTTAGATTTTATAATACTATTATATGCATGTGATGCTTCATCAGCTGGCAGCATCTTTTCAAGTCTAATACGTAATAACGTCTTATTCATTTTTCACACCTCCATAAATAATATCTAGTTTTGCGCTTGCCATATCTTTAATATCTGTACTTGTAAGATACGGACAAGTATCTGTTGCTGCAACTGCTGACATTGCAATATCTTCAAAAGCTTCTGATATGTCATCAAGCAGTTGCGATCCAGCAACGTAGTCAGTTAAAACATCTGACAAGTCACTGCACTCTTTTAAGTGCTTAACCAGCTGCATAAGCTCGCTAGTTAAGACATGGATAGATTTAGTTTGCATGTGGTCACCTCCTTTATATAATTATAAATCATTGTGATATAAATTGACCTGAGTAGGTTATATAATATAATATCATAATTTCATATCATAATCAATATTATATTTTAAAATAAAAATAAGCTGGATTCCTCCAGCTTATCATATTATTTGTTTGGCACATATACGATTATTGTCTTTGTATCTCCATCATAGCTACCAGCTTTTGTTTTACACAACGGATAATCTGTCTTATATTCTCTATATGACATTTTGACTTCTTTACATCCTACACTATTAATAATATCGCGTTTCTCATTATAGCAAGCTTTGCAGCATCCATAATTTTCATAATAATTTATTTTGCGTGCTCTATCCTCATGCTTGCCAAAAAGTGATACAGTCTCTACATGACCACAGCTAAATTTTACATCATATTTCATTTTATATACCTCTTTAAATAATTACTCGATTATCTCAACCGGTGATAAAATAATATCATAATTTTATAATATAGTCAATATCATTTATTAGCATATTGTATGCTATCTTTTAGC